AAAGCCACTATGATAATGACGCCAGAACATAAAGTTTGGGTAGAGGATCAGCAAGACTATATGGAGGTTGTGTTGGCTATTGCCAATAGGGGTACTATAAGAACATTATCTGGTGATACGGGCACTTGGGCACTTAAGAGGAGGAACTTGACTGCGGACACGGTATTTAACTTGACAACTTCCACTAGAAATTATTTTGTTAACGGTGTGTTGGTGTCTAACTTGAAAAAACTACAGTGGGTTAATAGTTCTAACACTTAAGGGGATGAGCAAATTTCATGCAAGTTGTTTTTCTTATGTAGTAATGTATATTTTGGACATGTTATACAAGGTGGATCGTAATGTTGATTGCTCATAAGTATAAGGGGTAAGCCTGATGGAACAAAATGCATATGACGTTATAGCTCAAATAGCAACGCTAAGCAAGCAGCTTAGCGATATGCGAACGCAGGTTGGAGAAATTAACCGCCTGGTTGGTTTATTATTTAATTCAATTAGCTCTTTAGCCGCTACTACAACCACGGTTTCTTCTCAGGTAACTGAAGTTTCTTCGGTTACGAGTAATATGAACACTATTGTAGCTACTTTACCCACTACGGACTATACTACCACTTTATCCGTGATATCTCAAGGGTTGGGGACTATTAACACTAATCTTTTAAACATAGAAAATGCTATTGCGGCCCTTCCTCACGATGCGGTGTTTGATGCTATGGTACAGTCCTTGTCGGATATTAAGACTATTTTAGGTACTCCTCCGTTGGGGCAAAATATTTGGTCAAGATTATCTACTATTACAACTGTAACTACATCCTCAGCAACGGCTCAAACTAGAGTATATGGAGTGCTGACTGGCGATTTAGTATGCCCTATCAATATCAATGTTTATGACTGTTTATCTAATAATGTAGTTGCTTCTTCTACGGTGAATTTGGCGGATGGATCATTTGAATTTTATGTAAATCCAGCCGCTAAATATGTTGTTGAATTTACTGGGTCTGCTGTAAAAACAGTAGACGTTACTATTGATGTCCCAAGTGGGGTAAGCTCTTTTAACATGACAGCGAGTTAAATAAAATGAGTGACTTAAAAAAACTAGAGCTTCGTGACTCATTTCTATATAACACCCTTGTTGTTGACACTCGCGACATTTTAGTTTCAAGTTTGCGTGAGTGGTTCAGTCACGATGACGTATATACATACAAGGCTGATGCTTTTGGGTATCCGCTTATTCCCCAGACTGACTTAAGGGGTGGTGGTATTGCTGGTTCACAAGATATAGTGTGGGGCGTTAATTCTACTAAAATAATGATTAGTGATGACTATCGTTTTAATAGTAGATTTTTCCCGGCCATTACGGTTACTGATAATGGCGGCAATAATAGCGAAGTTTCGTTTAATCAGGAAATGGGTGGGGTTAAATACACACTTGAGGAAACTGTTGTTAACGGAAAAATAGTCCAACGACGGGTTCCATCACATGTTATTTTTGCTGGAGCATGGAAGCAAAATTACGCTATAAATATTATAGCAGAAGACCATCAAACTCGAAAGAGACTTAAGGATGTGATATCCGCTCTATTTGTTAATGTACTTCGTGAGGTTTTACTTAGCCGTGGTGTTTTTATAGAGAGGGTTGGACTAGGCGGTGATAGAGAAGACCAATTTGCTAATGATTATTATTATTCTTCATCTGTTAACCTTGACTTGTATTCTGAATGGAGGCGCGAAGTCCCCATAACTATGTTAGTCGAGGCTATTATGATACAATCTAATTTACTTTCGGCAGCTCTATCTCCTCAGGATTTACAGATAGTTAGAGAGTGTATCTCTAGACATCCTATGGCAGCTTTTTACTCTACACAGCAGAGCGACGGGGCAGTTAATAACACTGTAACTGGGACCGCACACGCTGATCTTCGCATCTTTCCTAAGTCCAACGGTTGCAAGAAATAATTTAAGTTTTTTTTCTATTAATACTTCCTGCTTCAACAGAGGGGCTGTGTGCTATCAGCAGCAGTTGAATTAGTAGGAGGATCTAATGGCTAATAATATTCCTGGTATCGTTGGATACGTTCAGCCTAATGCCTTCAGTCGTTTGATTTTTACGGCTAGTGGCGTTGGAAATCCAGCGGGTGTGCGCAACGTTGGCATCATCGGGCTCGGACAGCGTGAAGAATATCTTGTTTATCACGCATCTGGGAACGGCACTGATGGTATTGCCGTAACTACGACTTTGGAAAATAATTACAATGCTCTGTCAATTGGCATTGGGGTTAGCGCACCTAACGGTTTGGTATATCAGACTTCTAAGTTCCCTATTGTTACTAACCAGTTGACCTTATTTAAGAATGGGAAAGCATTATTACGCTCTCGTAGCACTGTGGTAAGTGACACTGTACCTCGTTTTGAAAGTGGTACAGATTATGCTGTAGACTTTGCGACTGGAAAAATTTTGCTTGCCCCAGCTAGAGTGAGCGTTTCAACTAATAATACTGACGGCTTTTTTGAATATTTGTCCGTTCCAGCCAATGTTCCTTCCGAGACATGGACTATTACGGCGATTGCGCAGCCGGATGTTCGTGGTACGATATTTAGTGTTACTGGTTCAAAGAGCGGCCAGATATTTGGCGCTGAGACATTTACTGAACAGAGAAACACCATTTACTCAGCGGGTCCCTCTATTGCTAATGGTGGTATTTTCTATTATGATAATAACGGAAATAAAAAAGCGGTTCCGGCCTCTTCTTATGTAGTGTCTGATCCCACTGCCTACTATGGCACTGTCGTAGTCGCTCCGACTACTGGAGCCGTTACCCGTGGCGGCAATATTATTCAGGATGCTACCAAGAATTTCCAGGCCTTAGGGGTGAAGGCCGGTTATTTTATTGAGTTTTTAGATAATGGCAATCCTAATTTTGGACAACTTTTTGAAATTGCAGCAGTCGGCGTTGACGAGGGCAACGGAATGGACTATTCTAAGTTACAGATCGTCGGCTCCTCATTGGTAAACTATGGCGCCGCCGCATATACGATTGTCACAACCAGAGATGTTGGTCAAAATTATTATACTCGCCCACTTACTGTTTATGGTGCTAATAAACTAACCTCCTCTCGAAAAAGATATTTCATTCGTATTATTGGCTCTTTGCCCACAGATTTAACTGCTGATCATCCTAAAGTATATCTCTCTCCTGGTCAGGCTTTATATGCTACGTCGGATGATTATTCCTATAATCCCATTACTCATGAATGGAGTGGTACTTGGTATGCTGGGGCGGATGGAACAGGTTTGGTAACCAATGAGGTTACTGGAAATCTTCCTGGTTCTGCTTCTGGTCGCGCAGCGGCTGTCCCGATTTACACTTCTGCGGGTGTGGATTCTGGATTATTAGTAAACTTTGCTATGCCGACAGGCATTGCGGATTTTGAAGATTTTACTGCTTATTATGATGCCCTATATAATACTATTCCAACTACTACTGAGACTGCTGTAGCAACTACAGCGGATGGTACAATTGTTGAAACGCCTAATGGGATTATTAAGACGTTTACTATTGCTCCTGTTGGAGGGTGGGGTCCTAATCAGGGCTATATTCAAGGTTCGTTGACTGTTAAGGTTAATGGCGTTGAGGTAGCAGTGGCGGAACCAACTCCTCCGTCGGCAGAGTTTGTTAATCAAACCTTTACTTTGGCAGTTGCTCCGTTAGCCGGAGATACAATTACTGCAACTTACACAGTGGGTGATCTTAGTGTTGCACGCCAAACCGGGTTCAGGGTTGGCGACATATGGATGATTGAAGCTGATGGAAAGTATGATAATGGTAAAATTTCTTTCTCACTGTTTTCTGGTGAAAACCCATTTAGGGTTGGCGACTCATTGTCAGTCACGGTTACTTCTTCCTCTCTTGAGGCTGGAGATACATTGGTGGCGGGATATGTTTGCGAAGATGATTTAAATGATCCGGAGGAATTCTTTGACCCAGCTTCGCTTTATGCTAAGCATGGATATCCTAGCACAACCAATACATTAGCTCTCGGTGCTCAGATTGCTTTTGCCAACGGCGCTAAGTCTGTTGTGGCCCTTCAGGCTCGCCCAACCTCTCCTTTACGCACCAGAGAAAACTTACTAGCTTCACGTGCTTCTGAGTTGTTTGTGGGTAATGGCGGCATATATTTTACCGCGCACACCCATGGTGGTCAAAACCTAGGGGGTGACCCACAGGATCAGGGGGCAAATCGCTCTCATACTCTTATGCATGCTGTTGATTATGGTAATGCTATGACAACTCTACATCGCCATAATGATGGGACTAACTATATTAATCCAAGCAAGGATTCGCCCGCATTGTACTTATTCCTGTCGGATACTCCTTATCAAGATGATATGCATTTCTTCATCACGACGGCCGCTTCAACTACTCCTCGCCAGATTTTCTTGAATAAAGTTCCCCGCACATTAGTGACGGATGTAATTTCCATGCCATGCTCTCGTAACTTTGGAACTGAATGCAATCTTGAGGCCGTAGCGGCAAATCCATATTTCTTGGATTCTACTAGCCCTTATTATTTGACAGTGTTCCCAACTGGCAACACATGGGATGGATACGGAGTCCCATCAATGCCAGCGGTCTTTACCTATCCAGACGCCGTAAGAAATACTTATTCTAATGATGGTCGATTCCCAATCCCAGATACCACAGCATATGATTGGTCTACAAATTTGGCCTCTAAAAAGCCTTGTGGTAGTTTATTCCGGCTTCGTAATGGCTTTAGTATTAATGGATCTGGAGTAACGACTACGACAGTAGATGGTCTTCCGTTGTCAGCATATACTGATCAGGAGCTAGCTTTTAAGGCAACTTGTTCCGATAGCTACGATTCTGTTCTTGGTACTTTCTTGCAGCTGCGCTATAATGGTGGCTCCTTGGATCCCAATGATCTTAATATTGAAGATGCTAAGCTTTATATGCATACCCAGAGAACCGATATGAGTTATATGGTTTGGACTTCAGGGGAGATTATTCTTTCTGACCGAGCTGGGCTTAATGCCGGAGAGGGCCTCGCCGTATCCTTTGTTACTGTAGACGATGCGCCATTTGTTGACGCTGAGTGGTCAGCAGCAGCAGCAGCCCTAGAAGCCGCTGATGCGTATTGGATTGTGCCTTTGCCTACCGATCACATTTCAGCCGTGCAGCAGACATTTAAGACACATGTAGAGACAATGTCAAGCACATCCAATAAGAAGGAGCGTCAGTTACTTACTGGGGCGTTCTATGGCACTACCGATGCTGGTGTGGAAATTCCATTGCTTCCGCAGAATCTTTACGCTGGAGCCACTAATCAATTGGCGCTTGAGGATATTGGGGTGCTAGAGGGTATTCAGGCTGGTATGCTTGGAGAGGATGTGGCTAACTATGGTGTACCTGAAAACTTTGGTACATCGTACAGGACCATGTATTTTTACCCAGATAAGATTACGGTAGACATTGCTGGCGTAAATTATAGTGTTCCTGGGTTTTATTTGGCCGCTGCTGCAGCAGGATATCTTTCTTCTCAGGGTAATATAGCAGAGCCGTTAACATGGAAGAATCTTATTGGTTTTAACATTCCACGTGATCGTAATTTATTGGTAAACAATCCTACCATTGCCAATAAACTTGGGGCAGCGGGAGTAGTGGTTGTACAGGGGCTTGCAGCAGGTGGAAAGGTTCTACATGCCAAGACTACTATTCAGGGTGGTTCTCCATGGCAAGAAGAGCCTACGTCTGTCAATATTGCGGATCTCATTGCTAAGGAAGTTCGTGATGATTTGGGTA